TCACGGTTTTCGCGCGAGCAGTTTCGACAGGACGGATGCGGCGGCGGGGCCGCGGTGGATCTCGTCGGCATAGCTGCGCTCGGTCGTCTTCGTCTCCTCGTGGCCGAGCTGATCGCGGGCCGCTTCGATCCCGAGTTCGTCGCGGACGACGGTCGCGACGGTCTTGCGGAAGCTGCGCGGCGTGACGCCCTCCCATGCGGTTCCCTTCAGGGCATCGCGCCACGTCGTGCGGTAGTTGTTCGGGTGTCGGAACGTACCGACGCTCGAGGGGAACACGAACTGCGAGAACGACGAGACTCGTCGCCGCATAAGCATGTCGACCGTCTCGGCAGGTAGTTCGAGCTCGCGGTAACCCGCCTCGCTCTTTGTCACCTCCTGAACGAACATCTTCCCGTCGCGGTCCTGCGCGATCGTGCCTCGGACGATGACCCGCTGCGCGACGAGGTCGAGCGCATCCCAGCGGAGCGCAAAGACTTCGCCGGTTCGCATGCCTGAGCCGACAAACATGTTCGCGGTTTCGGCGAGGTCGCTCGCGCGCGCTCGCCGCGGCCGACGATCGCTCTCGTCGCGAGGTTCGGACCCGGCGTCCCACTGCTCGAACCGGTCAAGGATGCCCTGAACGGCCGCGCGATCGGGGGCGGTGGTCCGCGTCTTCCGTTTCGCGCGCTCGGGCGCCGGCACGTCGGTCATTGGGTTGGCGCGCACGGCTCCGTGGCGGGCGGCGAGGGTGAACATCCCACTCAGCACGACGTGCGTCGTCTTCGCTGTGCCCGGGCCGGACGATCGCGCGAGCGCGACGAGGAACCGGTCGAGCCGTGGCACGCTGCACTCTTGCAGGCGCACGCTGCCGAGGCCCGGGGTGATGTGCTTCGTTATGGCGTTCTGATAGATCCGCACCGAGCCCTCGGCGAGTCGAGTTCGTGAGGCGAGCCAACGTGTCGCGAGGTCGGCGACGGTGGTGTCCGCGGTCAGGTCATCGCTCGAGGGGGCGAGGCGCTGTTTCAGCGCCCGCACTAGGTTGCGTTCGGCCTCGGCGGGCGTCTTGCCCTGGCGGTCCATCGACCGCGTGACCCCGTCCGAGTCCCGGTAATAGGCGCGGGCCGTCGGCTTGCCGTTCACCGTCATACGACGGACGCGCCCCCACGTCTCGAGCTCAAGCGGTGGGCGGGCCATTAGGCGACACCCTCGCGCCGATCCCACATACCTGCGCCCATGCGTGGGCGGACGTAGACAGCGTCACCGAGTCGCTCGAGCAGCCCCTGAAAGGCGATCACCGTGCTGCGCATGACGTCGAGGTCTACAGCGATCGCGCCGGGGTGTCCGCTGTGAACGGACTCTAGGTGGCGATAGTCGTCCAGATCGATCAAGCGCAGCGCCGCCCATTCCTCGGCGCGGCGCTCCTGTTTCGCGCGCACCGGTCCGAAGCGGGTCGGCTCGTCACCGAACGCGGCGTGGCCGAGCTCGTGTGCGAGCACGGAGCGATGGTGGCGCGCTGACATCCCGCGGCGAAGGCGGATGCGCCGGGCGTCGTGGTCATAGATGCCGTCGTGCTCGGAAGGCATGCGCGTGTACTCGATCGTCACGCCGATGGTGTCGGCGAAGTCGAGGAGGAGGCGATCAACTGGGGTCGTCATAGGAGGGCTGTTCGTCGGTTGGTTCGGGGTCGGCGGGGCGAGCAACGGCGGCGAGGTCTCCCACATCCTGCGCGGGGGTTCCGACATTGCGGCGTCGGAAGGGCGAGACGTTATCGGCGTGGGTGGCGGCACGCGTGGAGGCATCCGCCTCGGAGATTATTTGCACGACGTCGTCGCCGAGCGCTGTGCACAGGGCATCCAGTTGGTCGAGCGTGAGGGGCTTGAGTCCCGCGAGGATGCGGGACAGCTGCGATGCGGACATTCCGGCCGCTGCGGCGACATCGGCCTGCGCGACGTCGTTCGCGCGGACGGATGCGGCGAGTATGCGGGCGACTTCGATGCTGAGCGGGCCGGGCAGTGGGCGAGTACCGGAGGGCATGTGCCAACTTTGGCAGGTTGGTTGCCAAGTGGCAAGCGGACTCTTACGATTGCCATATGGCACGAGCAACCATCACAGAACGAGCCGCCGGACGTATCCGCGAGGCGCTCGAAACCCAGGGGCGCACGCAGGAGTGGCTCTCGGAGGCAACCGGCATCCCGATGCGGACGCTCGCCCGGCGGCTTCACAAGACGCACCCCTCGGCGATGTCGCTCGACGAACTGGCCGATATCGCGGCGGCACTCGCGGTTGACATCGTGTCGCTGATCCGGCCCGCCGAGCGTCCCGCTCTGGCGGTGGCCTCGTGAGCGAAACCTGCGAGCGGAGCGGCCCGGTTCTATCGACCCGGGCGGCGGCGCTCTACACCGGTCTGAGCTATCAGACCCTCCGCAATCTCCTGGCCGCGGGGGAGGGGCCGCGCAAGTTCAAGCAGGGCCGCCTGAACGCGTTCTATCCCGTCGATCTCGACGCCTGGCTGAAGCGCCGACTCACCGACCCGACGCAGGCCGCGGCGTCACAGTCCACCACGCCTGAAGGGGCAGCACATGCAGTCTGACCGCCACGCAGAAACCGTTCTCACCGCCGAGCGACCTGTCGCTCTCGTCGTCGATGCATCGTTCGACAGCGACACGTTCACGATCGACACGACCACGATCGACGGTCAGCGCGTCGTCGTCATGCAGCAGAAGGACGGCGTTCGCTACCTCACCGCGGCCGAGACTCTCGCGCTCTCCCGTGCGCTGCTGTCCCGCCTCGCGTACGTCGGTTTCCCCGAGGGGGGCGACCGGTGAGCGCCGTCGCCGTCGTCGAGCCGGTCGTCGAGGAGCGTCCTCGCCCGGTCGCACCGACGCCGCGTGAGGTGCTCGCCCGGTCCCGGCGCATCGCCGAGGCATCCGTCGATCTCCTCGACGACGAGGCGCTGCGGATGGAGCGGGACCGCATGGCGCTCGCTACCGTGCACAGCGTGCTCGCCGAAGACGGGTACGCCCGGCAGTTCGCGCAGGCATCGCACCGCGCGGCCGACAACCTCGCGTGTGTGGTGGCGATGAAGGCCGCCGATCGTACGCACGGATTCACTCGGCCGGTGAAGCCGTGAGCCACACGGTGCGCACGGTGGCCGTGCCGGGTGTGCCCCCGTATTCGGCGTCGGAGTCGGCGAGGGTGCGGGTGGAGCGGGGCGAGCGGATCGCTCGTCGGTCCCGGGCTGCGAAGGTGATCGGTCGCGCTGACCGGTGGGCCGAACGTCACGATCGTATCCGAGTCGAGGGGGTGGCCTGATGGGGCAGACGCTGCGCACGCGCGACGCGGACCCGGTCACCTCGGCCGAGGCGGTCGCCGACGCGGATCTCGCCCGGTCGCAGATGGAAGTCCTCGCGATATTCGAGATCGCGCGCGGCGAGGGGGTGACGGCTCTCGCCGAGCACGAGGTGATCGAGTGGGGCCGCCGCCTCGGATCGACCTACTCGGACCAGCGTCTGCGGTCCTGCTGCCCCGAGCTTGAACGCAAGCGCTGGTTGACACGGACGCCGACGTTCAAGCCCGGCCCGACCGGCACCCGCCGCGCCGAAGTGTGGGCACTCGCCCGCTGACCCCCTGACCCTCACCCCTTCCCCGGCGACACGGCCGATGTTCCGTGCTGCCCGAATCCGACCTGAGGAGGTCGACATGGCACTGCTCACCCTGGATGCCGCGGAGTCCCGGCCGGTGTCCGCCGCCGCGATCGCCGCGGCGTTCACCCCGCCCGAGTCCACCGACGGGCCGTTCGCCGCCTACACCCGCGGGCGGGATGACGCCGACCCCGTCGTGATGGTGCGCGTCGCGTGCCCGTGCTGCGGTGCGGACGGTCGCACGTTCGACACGACGACCCGCATGTTCGGGTGCCTGCTCTGCACGTACACGAGCGACGAGAGGAACGCCTGATGTCTCGGGATCTGATCGCGGAGCTTCGCGGATTCGCGGAAGGCAGCACGTCAGCGCGCGCGTCGCTGATGCGTGACGCGGCCGACGCGATCGATGCCCTGTCTTCCCCGCCCGCCGACGACGTACGCGAAGCGCTCGACCAGCTCGATGTGCTGAACGAGTCCGGCCGAATCCAATACGCCGACTACGTGGCCCTGCATGACATGGTGTCCCGCTTCGAGGTTCGCCTACGCGGGACGGTCACCCCGCCCGCCGACGACGTACGCGAAGCACTAACCATCGAACAGGTCTACGAGGTCGTGATCGAGGATCACGGCGTCCAGGCGCTCGTCGAGCACGCGCGTCGCCAGGCTGCGTACTGCTGTCAACACGGGTGCGGCAGCGGGGCGTGCGAGTCATGCCCGTGCTGTGCCGCCGGATGGTGCGTATCGGGATCGGACGGCATGCCCGAAAACCAGGAAGACCTGGCGCAGTGGCTCGAAGTGGCCGCCGAGCACAACCCCGTCGCCGCCGCTCTCGCCGAGGTTCGCCTACGCGGGACGGTCAACGAACCGACCGACGCCGAGGTGGAAGCTGGGGCGCGCGCCGCAGCTCTCCACGCCGATTACGAAGGTTGCTTCCTCCGTATCGACGAGTGGGAAGCGCTCGAAGAGTGGGAGCGCGAGGCGCACCCGGAGAACCGACCGGACACCGACTACGAAGACGCCGAGTTCTGGCGCACCCGCACGCGCGCCGCACTCACGGCCGCCGCCGGGGTCCACCAGCGCGGGACGGTCACCGACGCCGAGGTGGCGGCAGCGCTGGACGCGCGAGCCACGATGTCGCAATTCCACATCTACCTCTACGCGACCGAGAAGTGCCGATGCGGCGAGGACTGGTCGGACGCGCACTGGATGCGGTACGTCCTCGAAGCCGCGAGGGAGGCCCGGCCGTGAGCACGCCCCCGTCTGGCCGGAAGTACGGCGACGGCACGCCCGTCCCGTTTCCGTCGTACCGGTGCAAGTCGTTCGACATCGAGTCGCGTCCGCACGCGCCGCAGTCGTCGTACACGCACCGTTGCAAGCTGCCGGCGGATCACGTCGGCGATCACCGTTGCATCTGCGGCAGGTCGTGGCCGCCGCGGATCCCGGCTGACGCGATCCCGAAGGGGCCGAGCGCATGAATCCGGACTACTTCCCGTGGCAGGTGGGTCTGCCGATCGCGGGGTTCCTGTGGGGGTGGCTGGCGGTGCGCTGGCACCTGGACCGTACGAGAGGGAGCGGCCGTGGGGCACGCCAAGAGGGGGCCGCGGAAGCGCGCCCGGTCGAAGTTCCGGGGCCGCGGAGCGACGCCGCAGCGACGGCCGCGCCCGGAGGGGCTCGGGCTGGTGACGGGGGCGGAGATCCTCGCGTCGCTGGTCGTCGCTGGTCGGCTGTGAGGGGCGAGATCGTCGCGACGCTGGCGGGGGTGCGATCGTGACCCGCGCTCAGGGGCGGGTCGTGCACGGGCTCCCCGAGGACGTGTATCACGCGCACCCGGCGCTGTCGTCGACCGGTGCCCGGCAGTTGCTCGAGGCGCCCGCCCGGTTCGAGTTCGCTCAGTCGCAGCCGAGGGAACCGCGGAAGGCGTTCGACGTCGGCACGCTGGCGCACTCGAAGGTGCTCGGCGTCGGTGCGGGTGTGGCCGTGTACCCGGACGGCACCGGAGATCACGTGTTCGAGGATCCCGAGACGGGCGAGGTGCACGACAACGTGCTCGCGTCGAACGGTGCCGCGTCGACCAAGCTCGCGAAGGCGTTCGAGGGGTGGGCACGTGCGGGCGGGATGGTTCCGCTGAAGCGCGCCGAGGCCGCGGAGGTCGACGGCATGGCTGAGGCGGTGCTGTCGCACCCGACGGCGCGTGTGCTGCTCGAGCAGGCCGGGCATCCGGAGGTTTCGGTGTTCGGCACCGATCCGGAGACGGGTGTCGAGTGCCGCGCCCGGTTCGATTTCCTCGGCCGCGTCGGCGTCGACCTGAAGACGTTCCACGGGGCGGCGACGTCGGTCAAGTTCGCGAAGGCCGTCGCCGATCACGGGTATCACGTGCAGGCCGCGCACTACGAAGACACCCTCGGTTTCATCGGCGAGCAGATCGACGCGTTCGCGTTCGTCGTCGTCGAGAAGGATCCCCCGTACCTCGTCGCCGTGTTCGTGCTCGACGACGACTACCGCGAGATCGGCACCGCCCGCGCCAAGCGTGCACGCGAACTGTTCGCGGCATCCCGGGATTCGGGCGTGTGGCCCGGATACCCGTCACAGATTCAGATTGCACGCCCCCCGCAGTGGGCCGTGTACGACCACATCGACGCCACGGAGGCCGAACGATGACCGATATCCAGCTGCCCACGGACGACAAGCCGTCGCGCATCCACCGGCCGACCGCGGCCCCGGTGCCGCTTCCGGTCGACGACGTCGCGCAGACGCTCGCCGAGTACACCCGGTATGCCCTGTCGACAGGTGCCCGCCTCGAGATCGAACCGGTGGAGTTCACCGCCGATGGTGAGGTGTGGGTGCCGCTGTGGCTGCACGACGGGCCGCCCGCCGCGGCGCGCGCCACGGTCCGTCGCGACGGCATCCCGACGGTGGTGTTCCGCCGTTGGGTGGAGGCGCTGCCCGGCGAAACCGTGCTGACCAACGACGGCCGCCTGTGGCGCGACATCTGGGAAGCGAACCCGACGGAGCGGCTCGAGTCGTACGTGCTGCGTGCGGCGCTGGGACGCGCGTTCGCCGACGTCATCGGCGACCGCCCCGAACCGGGTAAGCCGCGCGCCGCGTCCGAACGGGGTGAGGAGGGGTGGTATCCCGCGCCGCCGCCGCCCGCCGAGATCGAGCAGCTGGCCGACGGGCTGCTCGCGCGCCTCGGGGTCGGGCCTGTCGTGCACCTCGAGCCGGGAGCGCTCGAGGCGGCCGTGATGTCAGCCCCGCGCCGACCGTCGGCGGTCGTGCCGCGGCCCCCGGCTCCCGACGTGCCGCACCTCGAGAAGCCTCGCGGGCGTCGCGCCGAGTCGCGCGCGCAGCGGGACCGCCGCGGAGGTGAGCAGCGGTGAGCGTCAAGGAGCAGATGGGCTACGCCCTGGTGTGCGACTTCCCCGGGTGCGGGACGAGCACGAGCGATCTCGGCGACTACGCGTTCTGGGGTGACATCAGCGCGGCCGTGGATGAGTGGAACGACGCGCAGGGGTACTCGGGGGATCTCGGAGATTACTGCTACGAGCACACGGTCTGGTCGGCGATGGACGAGGACGACGAGGACGACGAGCGGGTACCGATGCTGTACACGATCGAGAACCTGCTCGTCCTGGCTGAGCGGCGCATCCGCGAACGAATTGACGTGTCGACGCGCTACGCAATGCTGCGCCACGAGCGCCGCTGCGAGGCCATGCGGATGCGGGACACGAGTCGAGCGCGTCGAGTCGAGCGACCGCTACGCGATCTGGCCGAGCGGATGGTTCGCCCATGACCGGCCCGGGGGAGTTCAAGCCGGCGACGGTGTTACTGATCTGGGATCGGGACCGAGGCCGCTGCGCGCTGTGCGGTGCGTTCCAGGTGTGGGAGCGTCGGGGCCGCGGTCCGGGCGGCTGGTCCATTCACCACAGGGAGGACCGCGGACAGGGCGGCGTGAAGCGAGCCAGTCGGGGCCGTGTGCAGCCGCGCGCGTACCTCGCCAACGCGGCGAACGGTGTCGTCCTGTGCGGCGACGGCGTGACCGGATGCCACGGCGAGGTGACCCGTAACGAGGTGCCCGCACGGCTCGGTTTCCGGGTGCCGCGTATCGGCATCCGCCGCCCGTTGGAGGTGCCGCTGAAGCACTTCCTGCACGGGTGGGTGCTGTTGGACAACGACGGCGGGTTCGCGCCCGTCGAGGAGCCCGCGGAGGTGGCGGCGTGATGCGTGAGACGAGGCGGGAGCGCCGGTACAAGGGGCGGGCGATCCGGAAGGCGCAGCGGGAGGCGCGCGCCGCGGTGGCCGCAGTCGGTGCGATCAAGTGGGGCGAGATCGGCGCGGTGTTCCGCGCGGCGGCCGAGGTGATGGTGTCCGCGTTGAGCGGTGTCGCCGAGGTGATCGTGCAGGTGTTCGCCGGGGTGGGGCGGGTGATCGTGTGGAACGCGGCCGAGGCCCGGCGTGCCCGCCGCGACTGGATGCTGACGCACCGGGCGCTCGAGGCTCCGCGGCGGGGTGATCAGTGATGGAGGCGCTTGTGATGTTCGTGTTGCTGGCGGCGGCGTCCGTGATCGCAGGGTTCGAGGGTGAGCGGCTCGCGGCGCTCGTCGCGGCGATGTGGGCGTTCTCCGTCATGTTCGACGGCGCCCGCCGTCGCGTGCACGGAGGGGGCCGTGCGTGAGCCGGATCATTCGGGAGGCGTTCGACCTGTGGCGGGATTGTCGGGAGGACTTCGACACGTACCGGGAGGCGGCGTACGCGCGCGCGGTCGACGCGACGAACGGCGCCCTGCTGAACGATCGGGGTCGCCGCGCCGGGATCGACGGGGAGTCGCTGTTCATGGGGCCGGCGGTGCGGGCGCTCGCGTACGCGTCACCGGAGCTCGTCGAGCACTGGCAGGTGTTCCCGCGGGTGACGTTCGACGAGTTCGAGCGGCAGTGGATGCAGGCGCACGAGGCCGAGTGGCGGGGTGCCGCGTGAGCGCGTGCAAGCTGGGCTGCTGCACGCCGACCGCGGAGCGGCTGCCGCGGGGTGGCTGGTCCGAGGACGGGCTGACGATCGACCCGCGTCGCGCCGAGCACAACCGGCGGTTGTGGGCGGCGACGTCGGCGCGGATCGACCGGATGCACGCGGACTACCCGAAGTGCAAGGCATGCGGTCAGCCGGCGCTCGCGCTCGACGCCGCGGGCCTGTGCTCGAAGGTGACCGAGTCGCACAAGACGTACCGGGTGCGGATGGGGCTGCCGCCCGTTCCGGCGCCCGCGGGCCGAGGGGGTCGGCGATGACCACCGTCGGGGAGAACCGGCAGCGCTACGCGCTCGAGGTGGAGCGGAGACCGTCCCGCTACTTCGAGCCTGCCGCGTACCGGGAGTGGTGCGAGCGCGCCGACCGGTGGGCGGCCGCGAATGAGCGGGAGCAGTGATGACCGATCGCACGTGCGCGTGGTGCCGTGGACCGATCCCGACCGCCGCGCGCCGGGATGCCGTGTGCTGCTCGGTCCGGTGCCGGCAGGCTCGGCACCGGTTCAATTCGGGTGTAGGCGTCGCGACCGACGTCGGCGAGGACGTGTTGCGCCTGGCGTACGCCGACCCGCCCTACCCGGGGAAGTCGCGCCGGTACTACGGCAGCCACCCCGACTATGCGGGCGAGGTCGATCACAGGCGTCTGATCGAGCAGCTCTGCGACGGATATGACGGGTGGGCGTTGTCGACGTCGGCCGAGGCGTTACAGTCGGTGCTCGCGATGTGCCCGGCCGGGTCGCGTGTGGCGGTGTGGGTGCGCGGTGAGCGGCCGACGCGTAGCGCGGGCCCGCTGAACGCGTGGGAGCCGGTCATCTATTGGGGCGGCCGGCGGGATGCGTCGCGTTCCACCATGGCGGGCGAGAAGGTGTCGCGTCGACCAGGTGAACGCGTCGTGGAGGACCTGCCCGACGCGTCGCGTGACGCCGGCACGCCGCGACCCGTAGCATCGGCCGGCGGTCGCGACGCGTCGCGCCGCGCGGCCGCGAATGCGTCGCTGGTGGCCGCCGCCGACGCGTCGCTCGGATCCGCGCGACGTGTCGACGTGCTCGCGTACCGGCCGGGCGCGCGGACAACCGAGCCGGGGCGTGTCGTCGGTGCCAAGCCGGCGGCGTTCTGCCGGTGGGTGTTCGATCTGCTCGGCGCGGAACCGCAGGATCAGTTCGACGACCTGTTCTCTGGGTCGGGCGGCGTCGCGCGGGCGTGGTCGGTGTTCTCGGGACGTGCCGCATGAAGCGCCGCGAGTTCGCGATGACGTACGTCGTGTGGTTCGAGAAGTCGTGGACGTTCAAGGTCGGTCGGGCGTGGAAGTGGTCCCGGATCGAGCACATGATTCGGCACGGCGGGCAGGTGATCGTGTGCGCCCGGAACACGGATGCCACGTGGGAGCGGGAGGCGCTGCGGGAACTGCGGCGGTGGTTCCTGCCCGCGTTCCGTGGGTGGCGTGACGCGGAGTGGGTGTTGGGGCGTGGCGGGTCGGGGTGGACGGAGTCGTTCTATGTCGAGCCGGAGGACGTGCAGCACGCGCTGAACGCGTGCATTCGAGGATTCGCAAGAGGGAACGATCAGGGTGTCAACGAAGCAACGCATGATAAGCCCGCAGGACTGGGCGCACCTCGAGCCGGTGCCGGACGGGGCGAAACCGCTCGCGATGTGGCTGTGGCTGAATCTGGACCCGATGGGGAGGGGGCCGGCGGAACCGGAGTGGATCGCGTCGGCGATGCATCCGACGCTGCCGGTGTCGACGGCGTCGGACATGGTGCTCGAGCAGCTGCTGACGCTGATCGACGTCGGTTTCCTGGCGACGTACCGGGCCGAGGGGTGCGAGTGGCTGCTGCTGCTGCATCCGCTGAAGGTCGATCTGCGGCGTACGAAGATCCACACCCCGGAGCCCCCGGCGGATCGTCCATGGAAGTCCGTGGCTGTGGGGGGAGGTGCGCGCGGGCGGGATGCGCGGGCGGGCGAGTGGGCGCGGGAGCGTGCGCGGGAGCAGGTGCGGGCCGAGGACGCGGCGCGGGCCGATGCGTGGGCAGCGGTGCGCGAGCCGGTGCCGGACGAGGGCGAGCCGCCGTCGCGGCCGTTGGTGCTGGACGCGCCGCCGATGTTCTGCGACGACCACATGCCGCACGGGGCGGGGCGTCGGAAGTGTGGACCCTGCCGGGATGCCCGCCTTCTGCGCGACGAGTGGATGCAGCGGAAGGTCTACGAGGAGCGGCTGACGGAGCACTACGAGGATCACCCGGACGGTGAGCCGTGGTGAGTGATCTCGATTTCGCGGTGTTCATCGACGGGGTGCTCGCGCGTTACGCGGTGTCGCCGTCGTACCGCATGCGGCTGCATTCGGAGGCTCCCGGGTGGGAGGGGCGCCGGCCGATGGGGATCTGCCCGCCGGAGCACAAGCATGCCGAGACGGGGAACTGCTACGCGAATCACAGGTGCCGGTGCGAGCCGTGCCGGGTGGCATCCGCGCAGCGACAGCAGGACAAGAGAACGCGCCAGGCCGAACGGCACTGGCGGCAAGAGAGGACGAAGACGGCATGACCGGAGAGACGACGCTGACGATCGTCGGCAACATGACGGCGGATCCCGAACTGCGGCACACGCAGGGCGGGGTTCCGGTGGTGGGGTTCACGGTGGCTTCGACGCCGCGGGTGTTCGACCGTCAGGCGGGGGAGTGGAAGGACGGTGAGCCGTTGTTCATGCACTGCTCGGCATGGAGGGAGCACGCGGAGCACATCGCCGGGTCGCTGACGAAGGGTGCCCGTGTGATCGTGACCGGGCGTCTGGTGCAGAAGTCGTACCAGGACCGGGAGGGCAACGCGCGGACGGTGCTCGAGCTCGAGGTCGACGAGATCGGGCCGGCGCTGCGGTACGCGACGGCCGTCGTCACACGGGCGCGAGGTGGCGGGCAGCGGCCGGCATCCGGTGGGTCGCCGGTCGACGAGTCAGGCGCCTGGTCGGTCCCCTCGGGAGAGGAAACCCCGTTCTGATGGGCGCGTTCGTGATCTTCCGCTACCGCATCGAAGCCGCCGCGATCGGGTACCACGTACGGCTCAGGATGGGGTGGGAGGCGGACCCGGCACGCGGGCTGCCCCGATCCCCGTCGGCCCTCAGCGCCCCGGTCGGGTGGGCACTCACCGAGGCTGGCGCGCATCGAAAAGCCCGCCGAATCATTCGCCGCCGCCGAGCGGAGCAGACCGCCGCAGTCAAGGAGTATCCCGCGTGAGTACGTGTCTGCTGGGGTGTGCGCAGGCGGGCCGGCATTTCGCCGAGTGCCTCGTGTACGAGCACCCGGGATATCCGTGCACGGGCTGCGTCGGCGAGCCGACGGTCGGCAGGACGCTGGTATGCGTACGGTGTCGGGGCCGGTTCCGGTGGGCGTTGCGTGAGGTGCCGGATCTGGTGGGGCGGATGCGGTCGAAGATCGATCCGACGTCGGCGATCGTGTATGAGGATCGGGCGCGGCGGTCGGGGTCTGCCCCGGTGGAGGCCGCGGCCCCGGTGCCGGCGGATCTGCTGGATGCGTCGCGGGCGGTGCAGATCGGCCTGTGGCGGTGGTCGCCGCAGGGCGGGTGGCCGCGGTCGGATGCCGCGGAGGCGTTCGAGGACGCGGAGGCCGCGGCGGCCGGGATCCTCGCGCACCTGGACGAGCGGCTCGCCGACGAGGACGACGTGATGTCGCTGTACGGTCTGCTGCTCGAGGAGCACCCGGTGAACGACGACGGGGTGCGGTCGGGTTGGTCCGTCGTGGATGCCCTGAAGGTGTGGGGTGCGGAGCGGCGGGAGCGTCCGGTCGAGGAGGCGGTGACGGTGTCGCGGGCGTTGCGTCCGGAGCGGGTGTTCGATGAGTCGACGGCGACGCCGATCGCGGAGCGTGGCGACCCGCTGCTCGGTGGCCCTCAGGCGGCGGCCGAGGCGGGGTCGCTGCGGACGCTGCAACGGTGGGAGCAGAAGGGCGAGATCGAGCCTGAGCGGGTGGCGTACGTGGCGGGTCGGCGGACGCCGCTGTTCCGCCGGTCGGCGCTGCGTGAGGTTCGGGCTCGCATGGAGGCGAGGTCGTCGCGTGCGGACGACGGTCGGTTCGCGGCATCGGAGGTGTCCGGGTGATCGGCGACGGGGTGAACGTGTGCGGTGTGTGTGGTCAGAGGTTCGCTGCGCCGGGGCTGCTGCACGGGGTGCCGGCGGGGCTATGGCTACTACTCGGGCACCGGCTCGTCTGTCGCGCCAACGTGAGAACGGACCACGAGGATGGGAGCACACGATGACCACGCACACCCTCAAGACGGTCGAGCCCTACTTCTCGGCAGTGCTGTCTGGCGAGAAGACGTTCGAGGTGCGGCGCAACGACCGCGCCTATCAGCGGGGCGACACGCTCGTGCTGGTGGACACGTCGTCGTGCGACTGCGGGACCGAGCGCTGCGACAAGCGCCGTCCTCCGATCACGCGGACCGTCACGTTCGTATTCGCGGGCGACCCATCGTTGCGCGACCTGGGCGGCATAGTCCCGGGGCACGTCGTGCTGGGTCTCGGCGATCCCGGACCGAGTGTGCAGGAGCCCGAGCGCCCGGGAGGGAGCACGACATGAAGCACATTCCCAAGATCCGCGAAACCGGGGCCGGGTGGCAATGGCAGTGCACGTGTGGTCGCACGGGGACCGTCACCCGGCATCGGGGTAACGCGGCACGAGGGGCGATGATGCACGCGAACGCCCGGCGGCGTCACGAGCGCTACGAGGCGGTCGCTCAGTTCGGCCCGACGGGCGACGTCGTGGTCTACGACGGAGACTCGCGCGTCGACATTCCCGCCGGGATGGTTCCGGCGGTGCGCGCACTACTCGCCCACGGTTCGACAGGACGGGAGTCGTAATGCGTTCGTCAGCGCCCGAATCGCTGCTGTGCGGCCTGACGGGAGACGCCGAGCGCGTCGCCGACGTCGGTCCAGCTTGCACCGTTCTCGCGGGCGATGGTGGCAAAGCTTCTGATGTCCGCTTCGAGGTCCTCGAGTCGGAGGGCGGCGCTTTGCAGGCTGTCGAGGTAGGCGGTCTTCTTCTGCTCATCCATGCGTCAAGGTTACTTGACGGACACTCCGAGCGTCAAGGTATCTTGACGCTGACCGGTTCGAGTGATCCGTCGTCTACGGCCGCCGAGGTTACGCTGTGACCGTGGCGGGGTGGGTGCTGGTGGCGGTCGCTGCGGGGGCTGTGGCGATCGGCTGCGCGGTGGTGCTGCTCGTCGTAGGCATGGTGGGTGCGCGTCGGCGGGTGTCGTCTGGTCCGGTCGTGGTCGCGGGGCGGGTGCTGTTCTCGGCGCTGCTGCTGGCCGTGCTGGTGGCGGTGATCGCGGGCCTCGGCGCAGCGATATCGGGCGCGGTGGCAGCGATCGTGTGAGTTTCGCCCGGCACCCGGAAACGGCCTCCGGGTGGCGCGGTGGCCTGTTAAGCTGAGCTTGCGCAGGACTTGACGAAAGGCCCGAACCGATCCGGTTCGGGCCTTTGTCGTTCCCGCGCTCGAGTCTTCCCGGCCTGACGTGGCCGGGGGCTCGCCTCGGGTCGTCGCCGCTGCGCACAATCTGCCGCACCGCCGCGTCGTCGAGCGTCGCGCTGTTGCGGGCGCCGCGCGGGTGCATGGCTTCCAGGTCAGCGCGCACGGTTCGGGGCGTAGTTCTTTCCCCTGGCCGGGTTTCGGTGGGGGTGCCTGATCTCCCAGAGGTGGGAGTGGGTGAGGGAAAGGCGCGGCCGTCGCCGGGGTGAGGGTTCCCCTGGCGGTGGCCGCGCCGCACACACCGAGGGGGTGGCGAGTATGGCGCTCGACAGCAAGAAGCACGCGACTCTCGCGCCCGGGGAGGCACCGAGCCGCGCCGGGCTGGCAAATTCGCTCCTGTCCGTCAACGACGTGGTACCCGTGGCGAACGCGACGGAGCAGGCGCAAGTCGTCGCCGCGCTATCGACATCCGAGTTCCCCGTGGGGGCGAGTCGTCCGCTGACGACCGCTAGGGCGGATGCGCGCCCGCTGCACCAGATCGAAGTTTCCCGCGGTGGGCAGTTCGTGCCGGCCTCGGGCGTCCTGTCGTTTCCGACCAAGACGGCAGCGGATGCATGGGGTTCGTCGTTCTCGTCGCTCCTCAGCGGTGGCGACCAGTGCTCGATTGGCTCGGCCCTGTATCAGTGGGACGGCACCGCATGGCGTCGACCGGTAGAGGTCGATCCGAGTGTCCCGGCGGGGTCGTTCGTGTTCATCCAATCGGGCACGAACGTGGCGTCGGTCGATTCGTCGGGCGCAGGGATGAGCATCACGTTCTATCGACCGTTCCCGTCCACGCTCCTATCGACTGTGGTCACCGACGGCGACGCCTCGGGAGGCGGCAGCATCCGCGGGGTGGCGAGTCCGTCGCGGACGGGATTCTCGGTGCTGTGGGGTGGCCCGGCCGGTCTCCGACGCGCGAACTGGTTCGCGGTCGGCTACTGAATGGGGGGGTGACAGGTGACGCGTTACGCGAACGGTGAGGCTCCGCTGTCTGACCTGGTGTACCTCGGCCCGGAATTCTATCTGCCGTCCGGGACGGCTGCGCGGTGGCGCGCGCTTCAGCGTCTCGGGCTGGAAAAGTACGGCGTGTGGCTCGTGCCCACGCCCGGCTGGAACGGTTACCGGCCGCTCAGCATCCAGTACCAGTACCGCGCCGAGCTCGGCATCTGGGCGGCAGTGCCCAGAACGTCGTCGCATGGGCTGACCTTCAACGGTCGGGACATGGCGGCGATCGACGTCAACAACTGGCGTGCGCTCGCCCCCTGGTCCGAGTCGCTCGCATGGGCGCGGTTCGTCGCGCTCTGCCGGATTGTCGGGTTCATCGTCGATTTCGTGTCGCCGCAGGAGTTATGGCACATCGGCGACCCCGACCCTTACACGATCCCCGCGTTCGCGGTGGTCACGATCAACCCGGGCACGACACGGATGCCCGAACCTGAGGAGGACGATATGCCGACCATCATCAGTTCGCCGATCGGGCAGTCTCTCTCGATCGGCGGTGTCGTGGTTCCGTTCCCGACCCCGGACGACGTCAAGTCGACCAAGTCGACGACGGGCGCGCCCGTGCAGATCATGGAGACGACGTCGGTCATGCACTCGAGCATCATCGCCGCGGCGGCGCGACAGGATGCGGCGGCGGCGCAGCTGCCGATCGTGGTCTACGCGCAGGGCGGAAACGGGACGGTCTACATCTACGAGGCTGGCCGGATCGACTACCTGACCGAAGAGACGGTGCTGCACGATCTCCTCGCGCGGGGCGCGCAGTCGGTCACGTGGCCGCAGGGTGAAATCGACAGCCTGCGCAAGCAGCAGCAGGGTGCGTAGCCGGTCATGGTCGACGTGCTGGACGCGATCGGTCTGAGGGACATCGCGGCCGGCGTGTCGATCGTGGTCGGCGTTGCCGCCGGTCTGTGGCTGTTCGTTCGCAAGGTGTGGCCGGTCGTGAAGACGATCCCGGCCGGGGTGGTGTCGTTCGCGCGCGCGGTGCTGACGGCGGCGCAGGTGCTCGATTCGGTCAAGGGGCTGCCGGCGTTCATCGAGCGCACGGATGCCCGTATCGGCGAGATCCATCACGAGGTGCATTTCAACAACGGGTCGAGCGTGAAGGATTCCGCGATCCGTACCGAGCTCGCCGTGCGCGAGCTCAAGGAGACCGCGGGCCGCCTCGAGGTGGGTGTCGCGGGCCTGTACACGCGCGTCGATGAGCTCGCGGCGGTCGATGACCGCCTGTGGGCGACGGTCGACCCCGACGACGAGGAGGACGACGGATGACCGCCGAGCGGTGGCGTCCTGTCGTCGGGTACGAGGGGTTCTACGAGGTCAGCGACGAAGGGCGTGTGCGCGGCCTGGATCGCATCGATGCTCGAGGGTGGCGCATCCGCGGGCGTCTGCTCTCCGCTACCGGAGCCCGATACCGCAGCGTTTCGCTGTGCCGCGATGGGGTGGCCCGCACGGTGCAGGTGCATCGTCTGGTACTCGAGGCGTTTGTGGGGCCGTGCCCGGAAGGCATGGAGGCGCTGCACGCCGACGACGTCAAGACTCACAATGCTCTGTCGAACCTCCGATGGAGCACGCATTCCGACAACATGCGCGATGTCGTGCGCAACGGGCGGCATCGCGAGACGAACAAGACCAGGTGCCCTCGGGGTCATCTGCTGGCCGGCGCGAATCTGCGCCCGATCGGTTCGGCGCGCCCGTATCGAGCATGCAAGGCGTGCAAGAACGGGGCTCAGTGGGCGCGCGATCGTGGCGTGCCATTCACGCAAGAGATTGGCGACCGGTACTACGCCGAGATCGTCGGAGAGGTGGCACGATGAAGGACTTTCTCGCCCGAGTTGCGGGCTGGTTCACAGATCAGAAGCGCCAGGCGGTGCAGGCTCTGGTCGCGTCGACCGTGTCGCTGCTGGTGATCCTGGGGGCGGTGTCGGACGTGCAGTCGTCGGCGCTGCTGGATCTGTCGGCATCCGGTCTCCTCGCCGTGCAGGGCGCCCTCGGGCTGTTCCTGCTGCGCGCGGGGGACCGGTACACGTGGCTGAACACGAACGGCCGCGGGGTGATCTACGCCCTGGGGGGTGCGATCGGTGCCGCCGGGTTCGCGTTCTCGCTGTGGTCCGATTCGACGTCGGGTCTCATCGTGCAGGTGGCGACGGTCATCGCATCGATCCTGGTCGGTGCGGTGCAGATGGTGAACGCGGGCACGCTGAGCGGGTAGCCCGACGGGGGGGGCGGTCGACCAAGACCGTCTCGCAACGGTCGCCGAGTCCCGCGCGGCCGAGCAGGCGGACGCGGCCCGGTCGATCGAGGCGTCCCCGGCGACGTTCGCCCGGGAGAAGGATCCCGCCGACGCGGCCCCGAATGCGGGTCTCACGGTCGCCGTGTACGACCCGCGCCGGGACTCGCTCGATCGGGGCGCGCTCGAGGCGGCGGTTCGCCTGGTGCTGGCGCCCGACGTCGTGGGGAAGGCGTCGCACCTCCGGAGGATCGAGGAGGCGCGCGGCCTGTCGTTCGACGTCGTGTTCTCGGTGGTGCCGCTGCTGGCGGCCGAGGTCGACGCGTTCGCTCCGTGCATCGCCGGTTCGGCGTACGCGGGGCGGCGGATCGCGCAGCTGTCGTGAGCCTGTCACGCGGCACGGCCGCGGCGATCGTGGGTTTCGCGGTGATCCCGGATCAGCCGCACATGATGCCGCCGGTAGAGGCACTGGTAGTGCAGCAGGCCGATCCGCCCGAGGTGGCGGTGTCTGGCATCGAGCGTGCTCGTCGCGCTCAGGCCCGTGGGGGCCGCATCGAGTTCTGAAGACCCGAGGGGGGTAGGACATGGCCGATCTGGCTCCGCTCGGCTACGGGCGTGTGAAGGCGCGTTACGTGGCCGGCGTGGCGGACTCGAGCGACGCGGGCGACGTGCCCGACGTCGTGCCGCTGACGGGGACGGTGACGTTCAACATGTCGGCGTCCGCCCTGCGTGTCGTGACGGCCGCCCCGGACCCGGCGACGGTGCACCCGCGGCCGATCACGGTCGCGCTGGACGACGAGGGATACCTGACGCAGAACGGATCTCGTCTGGTGTCGCTGCTGGCGACGGACGACCCTGCGACGAACCCGACCGGTCTTCAGTGGACGGTGAGTTTCAACCTGCGGACGATCGACGGTGACTCGGTCCCGGCGCAGGCGTGGAGCTTCGAGCTCCCGCGCGGGGCTGTCGTCGATCTGACGGAGGTCGCCCCGCTGACGGCGCCCGCACCGAACACCATCATCCTGAAGGGGACGAAGGGCGACACCGGAGACAAGGGCGACAAGGGCGATCAGGGCCTGCCTGGCGTCGTCGTCGACACCACGCTCGCCCCGGTGATCTCGTCGGGGGCTAAGACCGCGTCGGCGCTGCGCGCGAGCATGGTGTCCGCACGCGGCGCGGTCGTGCTGATCTTCGATGACAACTGGGCGGACCACTACACCGATGTCGCCCCGCTGCTCGAGGCGCGCGGGTTCCGGGCGACGTTCGCCGTGAACCCGTCCACGTTCGGGGGCGGTGGCCGCATGACGGCGGCGCAGGTGCTCGACCTGTACAACCGCGGCCACGAGATCGCGAACCACGGGCAGACGCACCAGGACATGACGGCTCTCGCGACGGACGCGCTGCGTGCGGGCGAGTTCGATGACGCGCAGGCCGCGATCGTCGCGCTGACGGGAGCCCCGGCTACGACGTGGGTCTACCCCTACAACCTGACGAACGCGGCGACTGACCGGCTCGCATACCTCCGATACGACCGAGTGTTCGCGGGTACGGGGAGCCCGTATGTCGAGTGGCTCGACGACCGGGGCGCGTTCCTCCACGGCCGCTATTCGTGGTCAAACGACTCGGCGAGCCTTCAGCCGCGTGGGCTGGCGTTCCTCGATCGGGTGGCGCGTGAGCCGATCGTGTTCACGATCTTCACGCACAAGACGAACGGCGAGACCGGGAGCATCCTGCTGTCGCAGCTGATCGAGTTCCTGGACAAGTGCGTGGCGCTCGGTATCCCGGTTGTCCCGGCGTCGAAGGGGTTCCCGACCTTCAATCCGCTGTCGGATCCGGGGTACACGGCGACCGACGCGCGGTTCCTGTCGATCACGGGAAACTCGGGCGCGAACACGTACAGCAAGCCGGCCAACCTGACCCCGCCGTCGGGTATGACGGCGAAGCGGGCTCTGCGTCTCACGAACGACGGCACCGCCACGCTCCGGGCGCTGCATGGTGACTTCATCACGGTGCGGTCGCCGGGGGCGCCTCAGGTGATCTCGGCGCTGATGCAGCAGAACCGCACGAGCGGGGGAGGCTCGGCGGTGTGCGCGCTCGAGTACGACTCGTACGGGACGGCGCTCGGATCCCTCGTGGTCGGGACGACCCTGTCGACGTCGTTCTCGTGGACGCAGCAGACGATGAGCTACACGCCGTCAGCGGCCTGCACGCAGTACCGGATCGGGGTCATTCAGACGACGATGGTCGGAACAACGGACGTCTGGCGCATGCACATCGGCGACGCTCGCCGACCCGCGCTCGCCTGAGCGCACATCACGGGAGGAGCCCGCGTCGCTGGTACTCGGCGACGCGGGCCTCGAACGTCTCGCGACGGGTGCGCTGATAGGGCGTCCAGAGCTCGGGCCGGTCGGTGATGTCGACGCCGTCACGGTGTGGCCGCTCCCACGGGGGATCGGACCCGGCGCGCAGATAGACGAGCTCGGTGTGCTCACTGACGCGGTCATGCGTCGCGCCTCGTCGTGGTTCCATGTCGCGCGACGATACACCGGGGGCGCGACAAAGAGACCGGGGGCGGGGGGTGCTCGTGCCTCACCACGCGGACAAGCTGAGCGCGACGGAGTACGCGGGCCTGCTGGCCCTGGTGTGCCCGCCCGGTTCGATCTGCTGGCTGTGTCGACGCCCGGTCATCTACGGGCTGAGGCGCTGGCATCCGTGGGGTCCGTCGCTGGATCACGTGCTGCCCGCGTCGAAGGGGGGAACGTGGGATCCGTCGAACCTGAGGCCGGCGCACTATGGGTGCAACTCGGGTAGGCGGGACCGGGCGCCCCGGACGCGGCGCGGCACACGCTCGTCGCGTTGGGCGAACGTTGGCAAACGCGGCAACACGAACGACTGAGAACGATCGCGGGGTGGGTGAGGCGTCGCGCGGCACGGCGGAAGCCGCCCCGCCCCCGCCCACCCCGCGGGGTTCACCACGATTTTTTGCACCCGCCCCCACCCTTCCCGACCCGCGCGCCGCCCATAAATCCCTCTCCCCGGTTCGTTCGGCTGTGCGTGTAGGGCGTGTAGGGCGCGGGCGGGGGTGTGAGCGGGCACAACTCGGGCCGTCACGCGCTCCGATGTGTCGCCCGCGGCCGTCGCGTCAGCGGGGCGCACAGCGGAGGAGGTCGCGTTGGTGACGAAGACCCCCGAGCACGGCACGCGAGCGCGGTATCGCGCGGGTTGCGGCTGTGCGGCGTGCAAGAAGTGGAAGGCGGATGACCAGGCTGCGTACCGGGCGCGGAAGCGTGCTGAGGCCGGCGGCGAGGTGGTCGCCGATGTGGCGCCCGAGCCGGTGGTGAGGGCGCGCCCTACACGGGGAAAGCGCCATACAGGTGCGGTCGTCGTGACCGTCGGGGCGCCCGACTTCGACGATCGTGTGCGTGAGGCGTTGTCGGCGCGTCGACCGGATCTCGGCGACGAGCTTGCGCAGCTGATCGACGAGGCGCTGTGGGACGCGCGGGGCGATTCGGCGACGGCGGCGATCGTCGCGGCGTCGGCGATCCGTGAGGCGGGGTGGGTGCACCGGGATTCGCTGGGGCCGCTCGAGCTACTCGATCTGCTCGAGGCGGATGCCGCGATCGAGCGGGCCGCGCGGGAGGCGCTGCCCGAGGCGAACGACAAGGCGACGCGTCTGCGGCACGAGCTCGTGTTCCGCGGGGCGCGGGCGCTCGACGATCCGAAGAATGCCCGCTACTTCGCGTCGACCGTGGAGGCGCTGCGCAAGGTGCTCGCCGATCTCACGGGTGACGAGGGGGGTTCGAGTGCCGACATCGTGGAAGCGATCCGGAATGCCGGCCGGGATGACGGAGACGGTCCCGAGGTGGGCCACTCCTCGTAACCCGGCGCGGGCCACGATCGCGTCTGAGGTGATCGGGTGCATGCGGTTGCTCGGGTGGGAGCCGATGCCGTGGCAGCGGGAGATCCTCGAGACGGCGTTCGAGATTGACCCGGCGACGGGGCTGCTGTGGTACTCGGAGATCGTCATTATCGTTCCCCGTCAGTCGGGGAAGTCGTCGCTGGTGATCCCGTGGGGGATTCACCGGATGCTGATGTGGCCCGAGCGGCAGTACCTGCTGTACATCGCGCAGACGCGGGACAAGGCGCTCGAGAAACTCGAGGAGGAGCACCATCACCGCATTGCGGGGTCGGTGTTCAAGTCGCAGCTGCGGCCGAACCGGCGGGGCAACACGTTGCACCTGTCGAATGGTTCGGAGTCGATGCGGTTCCGCAACGGCTCGAAATGGGCGATCGACGCGCCGACGGAGGACGCCGGTCACGGTGGCACGCTCGGGCTGACGATCGGCGACGAGATTTTCGCGCAGAAGGACGACCGGCTCGAGGCGGCGCTGATGCCGGCGACGACGGCCGTCGATGACGCGCAATCGCTGTGGATCTCGACTGTCGGCTACAACAAGGTCAAGTCGCCGTTCCTGTGGAAGAAAGTCGAGGCGGGGCGAGCCCGCGTCGAATTGCTGCGGGCGGATCCGTCGCTGCTGAACGCGCAGCGGATGCGGTCGCTCTACGTCGAATACTCCGCGGCTCCGAAGGCTGACCCGGACGACCCGCTCACGTGGTGGTCGTGCATGCCGGCGCTCGGCTACACGACGAATCAGACGAAGATCGCCGCGTTCCGGGAATCGATGCAGGGCGGGTTCCTGCGGCCGTTCCTGAACTGGTGGCAAGACGATCTGGAAGTCGCGTGGAAGATCCCGCGGGAGCGGTGGGAGGACGAACGGGTCATCGACCCGGGGTCGGAGATCGCGCGCGACGAAGTCGTGTACGTGATCGACGTCGCCCCCGAGTCGGCGTGGGCGTCGATAGCCGTCGCGGGGGTCCGCGGCGACGGGAAGATGCACATCGAGGTGCTCGCCGACGCGCCCGGCACCGACTGGATCATCGACGGCGACCCGACGCTCGGCGAGGACGGGACGCCGGGGATCGTCGATCTGGTGCGCGAGGTCGACGGCCCCGTGTACCTCGAACATCGGGCGGCCGGGTTCCTGCTGCCGGCGCTGCTCGAGGCCGGTATCGACGCGCGGGTGATGACCGCGGCGAACATCGCGATCGCCGGCCCGGGCCTGCTGAACGCGGTCCTGAATCACGAGGTCGTGCACCTGGGGCAAGAGGAACTGACGGAGGCGCTGAAGACGGCGTCTACGAAAGCCACGGATGCCGGGTGGAAGTGGATCCGAGGCCGGTCGATGCGACCAGTTTCGGCGCTGGTGGCGGTGACCTACGCGCGGCAGATGCTCGCCGAACTGCTGCCCGAGCTCGCATACGACCCGCTCGCGGGGCTCCGAGGGAGCGCGGGCGGATGAACGGAGGACGCATGACCCTTACTGATCTGACGGAGATCGTCGGCATGCTAGCGATCGTCGCGGGTGTGGGGCTGTGGCTGGGGTGGCCGCTGGCGCTGATCGTGGCCGGCGTGCTGCTGATCGCGTGGAGCATCGCCCGTGCACTCGCGGGCCGTGATCGACCCCTGAAGGGCGGGCGCCGATGAGCGCGTTCGTCCGCGCGGAGAAGCGCGAAATCGGCTGGGAGGACGTGTACGGCAGCGGACCAGTGCGGTTCTCGGGCGGTCGGACGAAGGCCCTGCAACTCGCCGCGGTGTACGCGGCGGTATCGCTGGTCGCCGACACGTTCTCGTGTCTCCCTCAGCACGTGTACGAGTCCACGCCGACATCACGTCGCCGTGTCGCCACGCCCGACTGGATGCTGCGCCCGGCCCCCGGGCTGTCCCCTGTGGAGTGGCGTTACCAGTATTCGACGAGTCTGCAACTGCGCGGCAACGCGTATGGCTATGTCGTGTCGAACGGTGCGCGCGTCCTCGGTGTGGGCTGGCTGCATCCCGACAGCGTCGAGCCGATCAAGACCGGCGACGGTCCTCGCTACCGGATCGCCGGGCAGGGCGAGCTCGAGCGGCCGTACTCGCAGGGTGGCCGGATCATCCACGTGCGCGAGTTCATCGAGCCGGGGTCGATCAAGGGGCTGTCTCCGATCCGGCAGTTCGCGCGCGACTTCGAGCTCGGGCACTACGCGGCCGAGTTCGGACGCCGCTACTTCGAATCGGGGGCGACGCCGACGGCGCTGCTCTCGTCGAAGACGGCCCGGCTGTCGGAGGAGACGGCGCGGGAGGCCAAGCGGCTGTTCCTCGAGTCCGTGCAGGACGGCGGCCTGGTCACCGTCCCGGGCGACTGGGATTACAAGAAGCTGTCAATCGACCCGGCCGAGGCGCAGTTCCTCGCCACGATCAAGGCGAACGCGACGATCATCGGCGTGATCTTCCGGGTGCCGCCCGAGGATATCGGCGGCGAGGCGGGCAACTCGCGGACGTACGGCAACCGGGAGGCGGATGCCGAGCGGTTCAACGTGCGCAAGATGCTGCCGCACGTGACCCGGTACGAGGGCGCGATCAACGAGCTCTTGCCCGACGGGCAGTTCGTGAAGCTTGCGATGGACGCACTCACCCGCCCGAACCTGCTCGATCGGACCCGCAACACGACGGAGCAGCTGCGGAACGGCACCCTCACGCTCGCCGAGGCGCGCGCGCTCGAGGATCGGGCACCGCTCACCGATCAGCAGATCGAGGAGTGGCAGCAGTGGTACAGCACGACCAAGTCGGAGAGTGAATCGCTCGCGGAGTCGATCTCGACGGCAATCACTAAGGAGGCGGTATGACCGACCATGCAAGCGCGCCGACGGTGGAGCGGCGCACGTTCGCGAGCGAGGTGACGTTCCGCGCGGCGCCCGAGGGGTCGGACTCGCCGGGGATCCTCACGGGCCGCGCGATCGCGTTCAACTCGTCGTCGCGGACGCTCTACGACTGGTGGTACGGCGACTTCACCGAGCAGATCGACCCGCGCGCGCTGGGCGAGCCGACCGCGGACGGCGGGGTGGATCTCACCGAACACGTGCGAGTCATCGCTCGCACGAACCACAACTCGGACTACCTGCTCGGCGTCACCGACGCCGGCACGCTGCGCCTGTTCCTCGGGGACGAGGGCGTGGACTACGAGATCGATCTGCCGAACACCACGTACGGCCGTGATCTCGCGGTGTCCGCGCGGCGCGGCGACTACCGGTATTCGTCGTTCGCGTTCCGCGTGCTGCCCGACGGGGAGCAGTGGAGCTACGGCGAGAACGACCAGCTGGTGCGACGCATCACGGGCCTGCGTCTGATCGACGTCGCGCCCGTCGCCGACCCCGCCTACTGGGCGTCGTCCGCGGAAATGCTCCGCAACTTCGATCTGTCCGCGGTCCGAGCTCGGCTCGACGCGGAGCGGGCGGGCGCCGATGCGCCTCAGCCGGCACCGACCAACAACACACCCGACTACCGGGCGCTGATCCGCGCCCGGGAAATCGAACTGACCCTCTGAAGAAAGAGAGAGCACAGATGCCCGAAACTCAGGACGCCCTGCGCACGCTGCGCGAGGAGCGACAGAACCTCTTCCAGACCGAGATGGTGCCGCTCCGCGACATCGCCGCGACCCGGACGCTGACCGCCGAGGAGCAGCAGAAGTGGGACCGCGTGGACGCGGAGATCGGTCAGCGCAGCGCCCGCATCGAGCAGGTGGAGCGCGCGTACGAGCAGGAGCGCGCGTTCGCGGCCACGCCGGCCGCGCGCCCCGAGCCCGAGGGCCGCGGCGGCAGCGCCCTCGCCGACGAGCTCCGGTCGGTGCTCAGCACCGACGGGCAGCAGCGCCGCGCGAGCGTCGGATTCACGCAGCAGGAGTTCCAGCGAGCGCTGGCCTCGGGGACCGCGACGGCCGGTGGCAACACGATCCCCACGACCTTCCTCGATCGGCTCGCCGAGCCGCTCCGCGACATGTCGTCCGTGCTTCAGGCGGGGCCGACGATCATCGTCACCGAGTCCGGCGAGGAACTTCAGTGGCCCACCGTGTCCGGCCACGGCGCGGCGAACGCCAACGTCGCCGAGTCGGCGACCCGAGGCGGCACCGACCCGGCGTTCGGCAAGGCGTCGATCAAGGCGTACGAGCACTCGCAGCTGATCGTCGTCCCCCGTCGTCTCGTCGAGGACGCCGCGATCGACATCGAGGCGTTCGTCGCTCGCAAGATCGCCGAGAACGTCGGCGCCTCGTTCGCCGCCAAGCTCGCGATCGGTGCGGGCACCACGGAGACGCAGGGCATCGTGACCGCCGCGACCGCCGGCAAGACCGGCGCGACCGGCGTCGGCGGTGCCGCGACGTTCGACGACGTGATCGATCTGCTCTACTCGGTGGCCGCGCCCTACCGCGCGACGCCCCGTTCGGGGTTCATCGTCGCGGACGCCGCGCTGCCCTCGCTGCGCAAGGCGAAGGCATCGGGCTCGGGCGAGTACCTGTGGCAGCCGTCGGTCCAGGTCGGGCAGCCGGACACCCTGCTCGGCAAGGCCATGTACCCGGACGCGAACATGGAGTACGGCGTCGGCAAGAAGTCGATCGTGTTCGGCGACGTGTCCAAGTACATCGTTCGCCTGGTCGGCGCGATCGAGATCGCCCGGTCCGAGGAGCGCTACTTCGAGAACAACCAGGTCGCATTCCGCGGCATCCTCCGCGGCGACGGTCTGCTCGAGGACGCCTCGGCGGTGAAGGCCTTCCTCGGCGGCGCGTCCTGATGTCGGGCGCACGGGGCAAGGCGGCGTCGGCAACGCCCGACGCCGCCGAGCAGGCTGCCGCCGAGCAGGCTGCCGCCGAGCAGGCTGCCGCCGAGCAGGCTGCCGCCGAGCAGGCTGCCGCCGAGCAGGCTGCCGCCGAGGGCGAGGTTCGGGTGCAGATGCTGGTCGCGATCACCGGCACTCGCGACGGGGAGAAGTGGCCCGCCGTCGGCGGTGTGATCTCGCTCCCCGCCGACGAGGCCGCGGGGTACATCGCGAACGGCTACGCGACGCCGACCGAGTGATCACTGACGGGGAGGTGTGTGCCGCCGCGCATACACCTCCCCGTCTGCATGAGAGGGGAGTCAGCGATGACGCAGGGTTGGCCGATCACGGCTGCGGTACTCGGGAAGGCGCTGGGGTGGGGCGACACGCAGATCGCCGACGAACAGGCCGAGCTCGACCTGTTCGCGCGAGGCGCGTGCAGCATCATCGACCGGCACACCGGCCGTCACGTCGAGCCCGCACGCCACGAGCTCCCCGACGGTTCCCTGCCCGTCGAGTTCACGCTGAGCGCTCGCGAGCAGGGAAAGCACATGTGGAACCAGACGAAGGCGGGTGGCGGCGCGCGAGGCGGCGAGCCGGCATCGTCGGCACCCGCAGGGGTGGGGCTGCTCGCCAAGGTGGCGGTCTGGCTCGAGCCGTATCCGCCGCGTCCGGGATTCGGTGGTGGTTCGTGAGCGGGATCAGTCAGGCGACGGGGATCCTTGCCGCCCGCGACGGGCTGTGGGCGGCGATCGTCGCAGCGACGGAGCACCGCAGGTACAAGATCGACCGCTACTACGCGGCACCCGAAACGATCACGTCGTCGATGTGGGTCGGGTTGACGGATGTCAACGTGACCCCGGACCTGAAGAACCTGAAGTCTCGGCAGCAGTTCGACGAGGAGATCCGGCTGGGTGTCACCCTCGGCGCGTACGCGGCCGGGAACGGTGACGATGCCGCGCGGGCCGCGTTCGATCAGGCGTACGAGATCCTCACCGAGATTCAGACCTACATCGGGCGGGACGATCAGACCCGCACTCTCGGCGGGGCTGTGATGTGGTGCCTGCCGGGATCGATGAGTAATGCGGGCGTCGAGGTCGACGGGCAGGCCGGCGGGTACGTCGTCGAGATCATCGCCGAGTTCGTGTGCGCGCATCGCGTGCGTCCCAACTGACCAACGACAACGGAAGGGGGGAGCTATGGCGACGAAGAACGCCGCGCCCCGATTCAAGAACGTGTCTCCGCTCGGTGCGCTCGACGTGCCGGCGCTGGGGCGCGTGATCGCCGCGGGCGAGGAATTCGAGATCCGTGAGGATCTGGTGCCGCTGTTCGCCGCGCAGGTGGGGAACTTCGAGCCGGTCAACGCGGAGGCGCAGGCCGCGCAGGCCGGCGCCCTGTCGTCGGCCGACGACGAGACCGACGGCGAGCCCGGCGGCGGCGAGACCGAGGAGGTGAAGGGCAAGTGACGACGCAACTCGACTTCACTCTCGGCATGACCCGAGAGACCACGTACGGCACGGCCGTCGCGCCGACGCGCTTCGCCGAGTCGGAAGCGAAGATCAAGTACGACGTGAAGACGACCGACTCGAGGGGGCTGCGCCCCGGGAAGAACGTCAAGCGGCTGAACCGCAACGTCGTCGCACGGTTCGAGGGGTCGGGGGACGTCGCGTTCGATGTGCCGACCCGCGGGTTCGGGCTGTGGCTGAACGCCGTGCTGGGCGCCGTGTCGAACACGGTCGTCCCGGCGACCACTCCCGCGGTGTACCAGCAGGTGCACACGCTGAGCACCTCGGATCCGGTGCCGACGTTCACGGTGCAGGAGGTGCTGCCGACCCTCGGCGGCGTCAACGCCTACCCGCACACGTTCACCGGCTGCGCGTTCGACTCGATCGAGCTCTCCGCGAAGGAGGGCGGCATCGTCGAGGCGAAGCTGTCGCTCACCGCGCGGGAACTGCTGACGTCGTACCCGGCGTCGGCCGCGAGCTACCCCGCCGATGACGGGGTGTTCACGTTCGTGGGCGGTGCGATCTCGCTCGGCGGGACGCTGACCGCGCCGACGGCGACGGCGATCGCGACCACGACGGCGACGGCGGCGGCGAACGTCGCCGACTTCAGCCTGACCGTGAAGCGGTCGCTCGACTCGGACGGGTGGAACCTCGGCGGCAAGGGGCTGCGGTCTCGTGCCCCCCTGCTCGGGCTGCCCGAGCTCTCGGGGAAGATGACCGCCGAGTACACCGACAACACGCTCCGTGACGCGTACCTCGGGAAGCAGTCGATCGCGGTCGTGCTCACGTTCGAGCACAACGTCGCGATGTCGGGTGCCCACAAGCCGACGCTTCAGATCGTCCTTCCGGCGATCCGGCTCAACGGTGAGGTTCCCGCGTCGGACGGTGGGAACGCGATCAAGCAGTCGATCGATTTCGAGGCGTTCGACGACGGGGTGTCGGCGCAGCCGATCTACGTCGTGTACCGGACTCTCGACTCGGCGCTGTGACCGAGCAGGTGACGGGCGCCGTCCCTGATCCGGAGTCGCTGCGTCACCTGCTCAACAAGATGCGGGAGTTCCCGCCGGCCGTGCGCACGCCGGTCCGGCGGGAGCTTCGCGCTCTCGGCGCGCCCGTCATCGCGGAGCAGAAGGCGCTGCTGGACGGGCCGCTCCCGCGCGGGATCCGCAAGACGGGGTTTCGTCACAAGGTGGTGCACGCCAAACGCAAGGGCAAGTTCTACCTGGTGAAGACGAACGTCTATGCCGAGACCGACACCGCCGGGCGGGGGCAGTCGACCGGACTGCGCGCCGGGATCAAGGCCGGCCTGCGGTTCCGCGTCGTCGCGGGGAAGACCCGGCAGGGCGTCGAGTTCAAGACGACCGGCCCGAAAGAAGACGGCTACAACAAGGCCAAGTTCTGGCAGAAGCGCCGGTTCCGGCATCCCGCGTTCGGGAACCGGAGCCGCTACGTCGACCAGGCGGGGCAACCCTACTTCCGCAGCCCCGTGATCGCGGGGCGCGACCAACTGCTGCGCGGCGTCGAGGGCATCCTGACGCGCGCCGCCGATGAGAACTGAGGTGTGAAGCATGGCGAAAATCAAGCTGGCGGACGGGTCCACGATCCCCGTCGTGAAGCCGAACCTGTGGGACGGGGCCGCGGTCGAGAAAGAGACCGGGTGGAACCGCAAGGAGTACGCCGAGCGGATGAAATCCGCGTCCATGCAGACGGCGTTCGCGATCTTCGCGAGCCTGCGCCGCGCCGGGCACGACGTCACGTTCGACTCGTGCGCGCGTCTCGACAACATCGAGAACCTCGTCGCCGAGCTCGGCGATCACCGCGACGCGGAGACGGAGGGTGAGGAGACCCCGGACCCTCAGTAGTCCCGAACGGTCGCGGCCGTCGGCGGCGGACGTCGGCGACGTCGTCGCCCGAGCTCGACGCACTGAACGAGGCCGAACCGTGGCTAGAGGACCAGGTGGAGAAGCGCCGACTGCTGATCTGCCGGCACGACTTCTGGCCGGGACTCACCCCCGACAAGTTGTGGGAAATCCCCTACGACATGTGGCCGTCGCTCGCGCTCAGCTGCGACGCGATGAAGCAGCAGAAGGAAGACGAACGGGCCGAGCTCGAGCGTCTGAGGAGCAGGAGGTGACCGCGTGGCGAACGCTACTGATCTGATCATTCGTCTGCTCGTCGAGGACAAGGAGCTCGACAAGGTCGACCAGTCGAAATCCAAGTTCGACGCGTGGAACGACGCGCTGGGTGCCGGGTCGAAGGTGGCCGCCGGAACGCTGCTCGCGATCGGTGCCGCGGCGACCGGGTCGGCGGTCGCGTTCGCGAACGCGGAGGCCGGCGTCGACCAGCTGGCCGGGACGCTCGCGCTCACCGAGCCCGAGGCGGCCCGCGCGGGAGAGGCCGCGGGCAACGCGTACGCGAACAACTTCGGCGGTTCGCTCGAGGAGGTGCAGGCCGCCACGGCGGGTGTCATCGGGTCGATCCAGGGGATGCGCGAGGCGTCGGTCGATGAGCTTCAGCAGATCACGCAGCAGGTGCTCACCGTCTCGGGCGGGTTCGAGATCGAGGCCGACCGGATCTCGCAGGTGGTCGGGCAGATGCTCACAACCGGCATGGCGTCCTCCGCGCAGGAGGGTATCGACCTGCTGACGGTGGCACTTCAGAAGGTGCCCCCGGCGGTGCGCGACGATCTGCTCGACGCGGTCGACGAGTACGCCCCGTTCTTTCAGCAGCTGGGGATTTCGGGCGACGTAGCGTTCTCGATGCTCGCGGACGCGTCCGCAAAGGGCATGTACGGGATCGACAAGACCGGTGACGCGCTGAAGGAATTCACGATTCGCGCAACCGACATGTCCACCTCGAGCAAGAGCGCGTTCGACGCTCTCGGTCTCTCGCAGGAGGACATGGCGAACAAGATCCTGGCGGGCGGTGACACCGCGTCGGAGGCGTTCGCGCAGATCATCGGCGGGCTTCAGTCGATGACGGATCCGGCGGCTCAGTCGCAGGCGGCGCTCGCGCTGTTCGGGACGCCGCTCGAGGATCTGGGCACGGGGGAGATCCCTAAGTTCATCGGGCAGCTGTCGGCAATGCAGGGGTCGTTCGGAGACGTCGCGGGGGCTGCGCAGCGGATGGGCGAGACCGTGTCGGGGAACCCGGCAGCGGCGTGGGAGTCGATCCGCCGTGAGCTTCAGATGACGGCTGTCGAGATCGGGGCGTCGCTGGCGCCCGTGATCGACGGGGTGCTCGGCGCGCTGAAGGGCTTCGCCGGGTGGGCGTCGGAGAACACCGGGGTCGTGACCGCGATCGGCTCCGTGCTCGCGATCGCGTCGGGGGCGATCATCGCTATCAGCGGGGCGATGAAGGTGTACGCCGCGGCGCAGGCGGTGCAGACGGCGATGCAGTGGGCGCAGAACGCCGCGTGGCTGGCATCCCCGGTGACGTGGATCATCCTCGCGATCATCGTCGGGATCGGGCTGCTCGTCGCCGCCGGGATCTGGCTCGTCCAGAACTGGGGCTCGGTCACGCAGTGGATCGGCGACGCGTGGAACTGGCTGTGGACGAGCGTCCTGTCGCCCGTGTTCACGGCGATCGGGGCCGTCTTCACCTGGATCTATCAGTCGATCATCCTCCCGATCGTGACCGGGATCATGCTGTACATCGGCCTGTGGGCGGCGGTGATCACGTGGCTGTGGGAGACGGTCGTCTCCCCGGTGCTCGGGTGGATCGGGTCCGGGTTCGTCTGGCTCTACGAGAACGCGGTGAAACCGGTCGTCGACTGGATCTCGTCGGCCCTTCAGTTTCTCGGGCTCGCGGTCCAGTTCCTGTGGGCGACCTACGTGCAGCCTGCGCTGAATGCAATCGGCGCGGGGTTCCAGTGGGTGAATTCGTCGATCATTCAGCCGACAATCGGCGCGATCGTCGGGGCGGTGACGTGGATCGGTAACACGGTGCGCGACGTCTTCGGCGCGATCGCGGGGTTCATGTCGGCCGGGTTTCAGGCGGCGCTCGGCGCGATCCGCGGCCCGGTGAACGGCATCATCGGCCTGGTCAACTCCGCGATCCGGGGGCTCAACTCGATCTCGGTGTCGATCCCGTCGTGGGTGCCGATCGTGGGTGGGCAGACGTTCAGTCTGGGCATCCCGCAGATCCCGTACCTCGCGACCGGTGGTGTGACTATGGGGCCGATGCTCGCCGTCGTGGGCGACAACCCGGGCGGTCGGGAGTACATCGAGCCTGTCGACAAGGTCGCGTCGCGCATGGAGCGTGTCGCGATCGAGGCGTCGCGTGGTGCCGGCGGCGGGTCGTCCGGTCCGCTGCGCATCGCCCGGGAGGATCTCGAGTTCATGGCCGCGCTGATCGGCGAGACCGTGTATCCGCTGATCGTGACGGGCGCGCAGCGGCAGATCAAGACCGCGTTGGGGGTGTGACGTGGTGGTGACTGTTGAGGCGGTGCTGCTGTCGGCGTCTCGGCCGCGCCCTGTTCAGGTGAAGCTGAACGGGGTCGCGGCCGGGGTCGCGTACGAGATCACAAAGACGACGGCGGATGGTTCCCGGTGGGGTGTGTCCGGTGGGCGTGGGGTGTCCGCGGGCGTGCAGGTGCTGCTCACCGACAACCGGGCGCCGCTGAACGTGCCCGTCACGTACGAGGTGCTGGTCGCCGGGGTAACCTACACGGCCGCGCCGATCGTGGTCGACTTCGACGGGGTCGCCGTGGTGCAGACGTTCGATGGTCGCTCGGTCGTCGGCGTCGAGATCGCGTCGCTGACGGAGGAGCGTTCGGCGGGTTCGCGGTCGTCGGTGTTCGAGATCGCGGGCCGGCGGGATCCGGCCGCCCGGTTGGACGTCGCGGGGTCGTTCTCGTACGCGTGGGCGTTCGACGTTCACGGTGCGGATGCCGCGGCGCTCGAGGCGATCCTGAAGGCGAGCCCGGTCATTGTTCGACGGCTGACGCCGGGGATGCGTGATCTCGAAGCCGTGGTGATCGGGATTGTGACGTCGTGGAAAGACGAACTGATCACGGAGGGGCTCGACACCTGGCGGCGGTTCTCGCTCGGGGTGCGCGAGCTTTCCGACCCGGAGCCGTCGGCGCGTCTGCTCGCGTTCACGTGGGATGACTTCGACGCGGCGATGTCGTCGCGGACGTGGAGCGACTTCGACGTGCTGTTCGACACGTGGGATCAGTTCGACGCGACCGACTGGGCGCTGCTCTGAGAGGGGGCACGGATGCGTGAAGGGCCGCCGGATGAGGTGCTGGCGGGGGCGCCGATCTGGCGGCCCCGGGTGACGTCCTGGCTGGGCGGGCAGATGCTCGCAGCTGAGGTTCCGGTCCGGTCGGGCCGGGTCACGGGGAAGGCCGATCAGGAAGTGATCGAGGAACTGTCGATCACCGTTCCTCGGTGGGCTGCCCCGACGCCCGGCGGTGACGCGTTCGACTGGCGGCCGGGCGTCGACCCGGGGCACCCGCTCGCCCGGTTCGGGCAGTTCCTGGACGTGTCGATCGTGGTCGAGTCCGTCGCTACCCGGCAGGTGTGGGAGACCCGCATCGGTCGTTACCAGATCAAGGGGTGGGACGACGACGACGCTGGAACGATCACGGTCAAGGGCGAATCGCTGCTCGCTCGAGCGCGCGACGACAAGCTGACGAAACTCACCTCGCCGGTCGGTTCGCTGGCATCCGAGGCGCGACGGCTCGCACCGGCTGGTGTGGGCGTGTCGTTCGACCCGGCGCTCGTCGATCGGGCGTGCCCGTCGGCGATGTCGTGGTCAAAGAGCCGGATGGAGAACCTCAGGGAGATCGCGGACGCGTGGCCGGCGCTGCTGCGGGTCGATTCGTGGGGGCAGTACGTGTTCCGCGCGCCGCTGCCCGACGTGCCGGCGCCCGTCCTGCGGTTGAAGGATGGGGAGGGCGGGACGCTGGTCAGCGCGCCGCGCGCGGACTCCCGCGACGGTGTGCCGAACGTCGTCGTCGCGTCGACCGGCAACTCGGCCGAGGCGGACGTGCAGGGCATTGCGATGCTGACCAGCGGGCCGATGAGCGTCAACGGTCCGTATGGGATCGTCGTCAAGGAGTGGTCGTCGAGCCTGTTGCAGAATCACGTGCAAGCGCAGGCGGCGGCCCGGTCGATGCTCGAGAGCGCGGCGCGGCCGGCGCAGTCGGTGCCGGTGCGGATCGCGCCGGACCCGCGCATCGAGATCGACGACCCGGTGTCGATCTCGCGCGGTGACGACTCGCCCCTGTGGGGGTGGGTCACGGCGTGGGATCTGCCGTTGACCGCGGACGGGGGAGATATGCGAATCGATGTGGGGCTGACGTCGTGATCGACACGAGCTCGCTCGGGGTCATGGGGCTGTTGGCGCGGCGCGCACCTCAGGGGCCGAGTGTCGATGAGGACTCGGCGCTCGTCACGACGGGGACTGTTCTCGATGTGGACGCCGAGGGGCGGCGGGTGCGCATCGAGATCCGCGGTGGTGACGTGTGGCTACCGGCGGTGGCCGGGCGGTACGCGTCGCGGGAGTCTGCCCGCGTGCTGCTGGATCCCACGTCGGCGCGACCGGTGCTCGTGGTCGGCCCGGTGGTGCCGGCTGTGCCGGTCGTCGCGGGTGTGGTGACGGCAGTAGGCGATCAGCAGGTGACCGTCGAGGTTGCCGGCGTCGAGGTGGTCGTGCCGTCGGTGGCCGGTTCGTACGTGGTCGACGAGACCGCGTGGGTGATGCTCGACGACTGGGCGCGCCCGGTCATCGCGTTGGGGCCGTCGGTGGAGCCGGCGGCGGCCGGGCCGGAAGCGCCGCCCGCAGCTGGGGGCGCGGTGGTCACGGCGACGGCGACGATCGGCCCGCAGTCGTCGGGCACGTTCCGTCTGTCGGCGGGAGCGTGGGACCGTTGGAACGCTGATCGGTACGGCGGCGCGTCCGACATCTATCAGGGCAGCGCTTACGGTTCGGGTGTGCTCCGGGGGTTCGCGGGGTACGGCGACCAGATCAAGAATCTGGGCGCGTTGTCGATCGACGAGGCGATCCTGACGGCTCGCAAGACCGATGACGGCAACTCGGCGGCGCTGACGGTGCGTGGCACGACGTACGGTTCCCGGCCTGGTGGGGAGCCGACGGACGGTTCGTTCGACCTGGCATCCTCGGGCACGATCGGGCCGGGCGGCACGGGCGAGATCGCTCTACCCGCGGGGCTCCGCGAGGCGCTCCGCACGGGCGCCGCGCGCGGGCTCGTCGCCGTGGGATCCACGTACGGCGGGTTTGGCGGCACCGGCACGCCCGGATCGTTCACCCTCCGCATCCGCTACACGAAGGCTGCGTGACAGACGCCCCGGCGTCCCACCCTCACGAGGGGTTGGGACGCCGGGGCGTTTCGTCGTTGGTGGCCGCGGGCGACGGATCACATGCGCGCGAGTATCTCGGCCTTCTTCGCGGCGAATTCGTCCTCGGTGAGGACGCCCGCGGTTCGGAGTTCGGCCAACTGCGCCAACTGCTGAGCGTGATCCGGGGGTGCGGCGGCGCGGGGTGCGGAACCGCGGGAGCGCACGGCGTCCGTGAAGGTCTTCCCGAGGGGCTTCGCGACGTTCTTGATCGTCGCCTGCTGGTTCGACGTGTAGATCGTCACCTCACCGAGCATCATCCCGCCCTTGAACTGGACGCTGCTGATCTTCTCGAGCGGGAAGTCCTCGCTGCGCTGGGAGAGGATCCCGTGATTGAGGAACAGGAGTCGACGGTCGGTTAGCACGAGGATGCCGTTCGCGTTGTCGTACGTGCCCGACACGATACGGTCGACCGTTTCCCCGTCGGCGAGGTGGGTTTCGAGGTGGTTCAGGTCGCGACGGACGAACCCGCTCGCAGGCAGACCGGATGCCGCAGTCCGAATGTCTTCGCGGAGGTGGTCTAGCTTCCCGGGCTTCGGGTCGTCGGCGCTCATGGCACGCCACGATATCGGCTGTCGCGGTCGTTGCGCCACGACGTGTGTCGGTGGTGCGGGGGAGGATGTGCGCATGGCAGCTATCGAGGTGATGAGCCTGCTCGATTTCGAGGAGGAGTGGCCGCGCTGGTCGGGGCGGAAGGATGAGGCCATACGATCTCGGTTCGGGGTGTCGCCGGCTAGGTACTTTCAGGTGCTGCATCGTGCGATTGAGGCCCCGGAGGCTGAGGCGGCTCGGCCTATGTTGGTCCGCCGTCTGCGTCGTCTACGGGACGCCGGGGACGCCGAGCAGCGGCGTCGCCTGGCGTGA